TACCAGCTTTGCAGGCGACAGTCAGCCCCGAATGACTGCGACTCGACGCCGTGAGAGGTCGGTCGGCCTCGACGAGGGCGATGCCGGCGATGCGGCGCACACAATACATCTGCAAACCGCTTTCGCCGACAGTCGAGGTCACCGTGCCGCCGCCTCGAGCAGATGCCAAGATCGGCGGGAACACGACGCGGCCCGGAACGTAGCGCCTCCGGCTTGTAAGCGAAGCACCGACCGACCGCCAAGCAGCAAGACCCAAACGGCTCACACTTTGTGGGCTGTGGTCTTGACGCTCCGCGCCCTCGCTCCCACCAAGCAGGCGATGCCAGCGGGCGCAAACAACAACAGTCGCCGTAGGCGGCGATCATCACAACCCACAGACTGGAGAACACAACAATGAGCATTTACAAGCGAAACACGTGGGCTGAAGAAGCCGGCATCTGGCACGACCTGAACGGACTCCCGTGGAAACAAAATGACCACGCTGAACACGGCTGGGGCTATTGGTCTGACCATGAACGTGAGTACATGCGGCGTGACGGCCTACCGGAGCATCTACTGCTTGACGCCCTGGTCGAGATCATCGGGCAGCTCAACGACGAGCTCGAGCAGCGCAGGAACGCCTAATGCCGTCTTGCAGCGTCCACAGATGCACGCGGGCCTACTACTGCCTCGGTTGGTGCCGACACCACTACAAACGCAACAGGGACGCTGTCACGCCCGAATGGAACGACCGCCGAGACGAACACGAACAACGACTCGCGCCGCAACACGGCACCCGCACGAGGTACCGCAAAGGCTGCCGCTGCGACGACTGCCGCCAAGCCGAAACCGAATACCGCCGCCAATACCGACAGGCACGACGATGACCGTGCGCCTCGAGCAGCTCACCCTCGCCGAACTACGCGACCTGTCACGGCAGCACGGCCTACCCGAGACCTACAACGCCGATGACATGAGGCAACGCCTTTGTTGGCACGTCACGCAAGGCCGGTGCTAAAACAAACAAAGCTTATGCAGCAGTGAACCTGTCGGAAAGCAAGATAGGGCTACTGGAAAGGTTGCAACGGCCCGAACTAGCCGTGAAAGCCGGTCTGGCAGGTTTACTGGTGCATAAGGCTGATGGCACAAACAACGTGCCAACTGCTCAGAACGCCTGACGAGGCCGCTAATGGGCCGTTTTCTTTCAGGCCACCCAAACGGACACCCCCGCCCGACCGGCTTTCTCTCCCTCCTGTGGGGTGGTGGGCTACCCTGTGGGTCATGGAGTATGGGGCCGCTCACCGCCGTGCTCGAGCTGAGCTGCTCGCTGATCGGCCGGTTTGCGTTTGGTGTCGGGCTGCGCCGGCGACCGAGGCAGATCATGTTCCGGCGTTGGCGGCGTTTCCGGCTGGTGAGTGGCGGGGCCAGTTGGTGCCGTCGTGCGGTCCGTGTAATTGGTCGCGTGGTGGGAAGCAGGCGCATCATCGTGATAATCCGAAACCTGTGACTTCGAGGAGATGGTGATGGCTGGTAGGCATCGTGATGCTGTGGAGCGTTTGTTGGAGAAGGCCGAGGGCAACCCGGTCGAGGTTGAAACGCTGCGTGGCCTCGCTGATCGTTGGGACGAGATCGAGCAGTCGGGCGAGGGCGGCGGGCAGGTGCCCCAATTGGCCGCTGTTTTGCTGAGTTCGGCTGCGTTGCTTTCGATTCCAGAGGAAGATGCCCTAGCAGCGTTGGAACGTGAGCTGATGCGATGACGGTGACGCAGGCACCGCTTTTCGGGCTTGAGCAAGCCGAACGAACGAGCGACGACGTGTACACGCCGCCTTGGGTCTTTGAGCGGCTCGGGTTGCGGTTTGATCTTGACGTGGCATCACCGCCTGGCGGTGTCCCGTGGATACCAGCCAAGCGATACTTCACGAAAGCAGACGACGCGTTGAGCCAACCGTGGCACGGCCAAGTCTGGATGAATCCGCCCTACAGCAATTGCACACCCTGGGCGCAGCGCTTCCTCGATCATGGCAACGGCGTTGCCCTCATGTGCGTGTCCAAAGCAAACTGGACAGCGGAAGTGTTTGAGCGTGCCGATGCCGTTCACATGCCCCGCCCGTTCAAGTTTGCAAACGATCACAGCATCTTTATGCCGGTATTTTTTGCAGCAATGGGCCACGAGTGCGTCGAGGCGTTGCGGCGTTTGGGGCGCGTGCGATGAAAACGCCGGCGGCGTTGTATGCCACGCCTGCGAGCGACGCGACCAGCAAGGGCCCGCATTTGGCGCGTGTCGCCGAGCTTCTCGGCCTGGACCTGTTCGGCTGGCAGCGGCAGGTCGCCGACGTAGCCCTTGAGGTTGACGACGACGGCGCGTATCGGTATCGCACCGTAGGCGTATCGGTTGGCCGTCAGAACGGCAAAACAGCGTTACTAACGGCACGCATCGGCCTTGAGCTGCTCGCTGGCGGTCAAGTTGCTTACACGGCGCAGGATCGAGGCGGGGCACGGCTCAAGTTCCTTGAGGCTGTGGAGCTGCTGCGCCCGGCGCTCGGTGCCCGGTTCGATCAGCTACGCCTCGCCAACGGTTCCGAAGCATTGACGATGAAGAACGGCGGCAGTCTGCGTGTCGTGACGCCATCGAGGGAAGGCGCACGCGGTCTCACCCTCGACCTGGTCGTGATCGACGAGGCGTTGGCGCACAACATGGAGCTTGTCGGCGCGCTCGGCCCGACAATGGCTACACGGCCGTCGGCGCAGTTGTGGATGGCGTCGAACGCTGGCACGAGCAGCTCGCAGATGCTGCGCCATTACCGTGACCTCGGCCGGGCCGGCGACTCGCCAACGCTTGCATGGTTTGAGTGGGCTGCCGCCGAGCACGACGACCCGGACGACATCGCAACATGGCAACGGGCGATCCCGACACTGCTTGAGCAGCACGGCGTCACTATCGACGCTGTCAAAGACTTCCACGGCACTATGAGCGCAGAACTGTTCGATCGCGAAATCTTGAACCGTTGGCCGTTGGACGCAGCCGACTACGTTCTCGACGTAGGCCAGTTCGCTCGGCTCATTGAAACGGACATGGCGCACGGCGAACGGCTCGCCCTCGGCGTCGATGTCTCACCCATGCGCGATACTTCTAGCATCTGCATAGCGTCGGTCACTGCCGAGGGCCGCTACCTCGTTGAGCTCGTAGACCATCGTCCCGGTGTCGGCTGGCTCCCAGCCCGTATCACCGAGATCGCCCGCCGCTGGAACGCCACCGTTGTCATCGACGCCGGCGCAGCGGCCGCTTCGCTGCTGCCGCATTTGCAGAACGTGGAGCGGCTCGAGGTCGGCGCACGGGACTACGCCGCAGCGTGCGGCACCATGTTTGACGCCATCAGCGACGGCACGCTGGCGCATTTGGGCGACACGCTGCTCTCTGACGCTGTCGGTGCCGCTACTCGCCGACGCCTCGGCGACCGGTGGGCATGGAAGCGCACCTCGGACGAGTCACCAATCACGCCATTGGTGGCTGCTAGCCTTGCGGTCTGGGGCGCTGTAGCTGTCCCAGATAAGCCGAAACCGATGGTGCATTGATGAAACACGTTGTTGCCCAGGCCGCCGGCCTGATCCTGTCTGTGGTCGGTATTGGCCTTGCCACGTCGAACTTGTGGGCGTCGGTTACTGCTGGCGGGCTTGCTGTCGTTGTCGTTTCCACAGCCCTTGAGGCCGGTAGGCGATGATCGGCGAACTGTTTAAGCGCACCGAAACGAGGGCGACCACGATCGAGCTGCCGCCTAGGTCGCTGACGTCGCAAGCCATTACCGGGCCGATCTCGGTCACCCGTGACACGCTGCTGTCCAGCGTTGTCGCAAACCGCTGCGTGGCGCTTATCTCGGACCAGATCGGCGCTATGCCGATGCACGTCGAACGCAACGGCGAACGCATCCCGACACCGACGCTGCTACGGGCACCAGAACCGGACCGCACCTACTCCGAGTTCATGTCGGCGTTGGTCGTTTCGATGCTGGTAAACGGCAACGCCTACATTCTGCTCGGCGCACGAGACAGCCTCGGTTTCCCGCAGGCAATGGTCCTCCTGGACCCGCAAGCCATCCAAGTCACCGTGGTGGACGGGCAGCCCGTATACCGCACGAGCCGAGGCATCATCCCGTTCGAGGACGTCCTGCACATCCGCAATTTCACCTTGCCTGGCCATGTTGTCGGCCTCGGCCCGCTCGACTACAACCGCCAAGCCATCGCACAGTCGATCGCCGGCGACCAGTACGCCTCTGGCATGTTCACCACCGGCTCGGTGCCTGATGGCGTGCTGATGTCCGACAACGAGCTGACCAGCGACCAGGCCGTGGAACTGAAACAGGCGTGGATCGCTGGCAACGGCGGCCGCCAACGAGGCCCAGCCGTACTGTCGGGCGGTGTCAAATACCAGCCGCTCGAGTTCTCATCGGTCGACATGGAACTGCTGGACAGCCGCCGCTACAACGCGCTCCAAGTGTGCACCCTGTTCGGCGTGAACCCGCACCTCGTCGGCGTGCCTACTACCGACTCCAAGACGTACAGCAACGTGCAACAGGACTCGCAGTTCTTTGTGCGGTTTACGTTGCGGCCCCTCGCTGTCAAAATCGAACAAGGGCTGTCGACGCTGCTACCTCGAGGGCAACGGGCACAGTTCAACATGGACGCGCTGCTACGCGCAGCGACGCTTGAGCGTTACCAGGCGCACGAGATCGCCCTGCGGGCCGGATTCATGACAGTCGACGAAATACGAGCTCTAGAAGGAATGGGGCCAGAATGATCGAAATCAGCAGCACAGCCGAACTGTTCCCACACTCGGCGTTTGTCAACAATGGACGAATCAGCGAAGTCGAGAACCGAACCGTTCCGCTTGACGGCATTGAAACACGCGACGACGAGGACGGTTTCCGGCACCTCGTCGGCGTTGTCGTGCCCTGGGCGGGCCAGTACCAAATGCCAAACGGCGTCACCGAATCGTTCCACCGTGGCGCATTCACCAAAACGCTCGCCGAACGAGCAAAAACGGTGCCGCTCTATATCGAACACGCTACGCGTGACCAGTTGCCGGTCGGAATGTCTACAGACTGGCAAAACACGAACGACGGGCTGGTAGCCGACTTTCGGATGGCACCTACATCACGCGCCGAGGAAGTGTTGCGCCTCGCTCAAGTCGGGATGGTGTCAGGACTGTCGGTCGGCTTTATCCCGATTCGTAACCGGTCCGAGATGCGAGGCGACCGCCAGCACATAGTGCGCCTCGAGGCCCGCCTAGACCACGTCGGGTTTGTACAGACACCGGCCTACGACGAGGCCCGAGTCGTTGCTATGCGCCACTTCGACCCTGACGACGCCAGCGCTGCGCCACGCCTCGCCCGTCGTCGCGCCGAGTTCCTGACGTGAGCCTCAAGTCGGAGCAGGTCACCGTCGGGCTGACAGCCGTGCTAATCCTGACCGCTAACAACGTCAACCGGCGTGTCTACTTGCATGACGATTCAAGTCACCCGGTATACCTGGGCGGCTCTGATGTCACCACGTCAAACGGGCTTGAGGTCAACAAAAACTCTCAAATCAGTTTGTATGTTCCTGCCGATTGCGAACTGTGGGCCGTATCCGGCAACGCTGACCAAGCCATTTCGATCCTGTATCTAACCGACTAATGCCGTGACGTGCCGCCGCTGTGCGGTATTATCACCAAACACGACGCGCCGCCTGAAACGCCGCCCGGTAGCTCCGGACACCTCGCAGGCACCCGACGGAATCCGAAAAACTCCGACCCGAAGGGCAAACGCTAATGCGTCTACTTGACCAGCTTGTCGCCGAACGCGCCGAGCTCACCGAAACCGTCGAAGGCATCCTTACCCGTGCCGCCGACGATCATCGCGACCTCTCCGACACCGAGGACGCCAACTTGAACGACCTGAAGAGCAGGGCCGACGCCCTCGACGCTCGCATCGCCGAGCTGCGTCACTTGCAGGTCAGCAACCTTGAGGCCGCAGCAATGCGCGCCGAGGTCGCCGCGACCGACGAACCCGAAAGCCGTGCAGCCGCCGGCGTCGTGCACGTCAAAGACGAACCGCTCACCTACTCCGAGACCCGCTCGCACAGCTTCTTCTCGGACATGTACCACTCGCAGGTTTACGGCAGCCCAGAAGCTTCCGAGCGTCTGCGTCGTCACCGTGACGAAATGGCTGTCGAGCATCGTGACGGCACCACCGCCAACTACGCCGGCCTGGTCGTCCCGCAGTACCTGACGCAGCTCGCAGCC